TCCAAAAATCCTTTTGCTTACTTTACGCAGATTATACATTATGCGTTTCTCCGCAGGATACAAAGAGAAAAGCGTCAGTTAGAAATTAAGAATAAGATACTCGAAAGATCTGGTTATGATGAAGTCTTCTATGGAGATGACGGTGGCGATGCTGCTGACTACAATCAAATCAAAGATGCAGTTCATTCTAAATTAAGATACTAATGAAAGCGATTTATGATGATGTGAAGATTACTATTAACCTTAATGAGTTGGTAGAGATCAGAGCAAAACTTTTGAGTCAATATGAAGATTATTCAAACGCAGTAGTAAATGGTGAGTATCTTGATGGAGGTGACATTGACAAGATTGCAACTCAATTAAGAGATACTCTAACATGGGATACACTCTATCATATGATAGATGGTGCTATACTAGATTACATGGGTTTAAGATCTGCTGTTACAGAACATAAAACTCATTATGGTGAGAGAACTATTGAAACCATTGAGTTAACAATGGAGAAGGAAAGAAAAGAAAGAGAGAAAGAATTTAAGAAAAACTTTGATCTAGTTGAATTAGATGGAGGTTCATGGAAACTTCAAGTACCAGTGAGGAAAAAATGAGACTAACACAAGAAGTAATTGACAAAATTCAAATTGCAATGACTCACACCAAAATGAATGGTGATCTAAATTGGATAGATGGGGATGAGATTGATGTATGTCTTGGTGGTACATTTGCAGGAGATAAATTTATTAGTATTATAAACAGAACACGTAGCAACACCACTAAAAAATGAGATTCAAAGCACTCGTTCATGTCAGATTGAGAGGATCTGTATCTGATGCTGCTGGTAATGCAGTAATGAATAATGTCAAAAGAATTGCTCCTAACCTTAAACCTCATTTGTTGAGGATTGGTAAGGCAATAGACTTTTGGTTTGATGCAGAGACTGAAGAGATAGCAAGAGAAGAGATGGATCTTCTGTCTGATAGAATGCTTGCTAATACTGTGATAGAAGATTGGGAATATAAATTAGAAGAGACTGAAGAAACTGGAATAGGAAACATATCAAATGATAATGCTGGTACATCAAAACATGCTTTGTTTGAAAAATGAAGATTGCAATCATTACCGACCAACATTTTGGTGCGAGGAAAAACTCAAAGCATTTTCACGAATACTTTCTTAAGTTCTATGAGAATATATTTTTCCCTGCTATAGAAAAGGAAGGTATTACTACCATCATTGATATGGGAGATACCTTTGATAGTAGAAAGGGTGTTGATTTTTCTTGTTTAGGATGGGCAAAGAATAATTATTACGATAGGTTGAGAGATATGGGTTGTACTATCCACAGTATTGTGGGTAATCATACTGCTTATTATAAGAATACTAATGATGTAAATTCTATTGATTTATTACTTGCTGAATACGATAATATAAACACTTATTCCCAAGCAACAGAAATTGAAGTAGATGGTTTGAACATTCTTCTTTTACCTTGGATCAATTCCGAGAATGAAAAACATTCATTAAAGATGATTAAGAAGTCAAAGTCTCCGATGGTTATGGGACACCTTGAGTGTAAGGGATTTAGAATTCATCGTGGTTATGTGATGGAACAAGGAATTGATGTTGATCTTTTTGATAAGTTTCAAAAAGTTTATTCTGGGCATTACCATACCAGATCTGATAATGGTAAGGTATTTTATTTGGGCAATCCTTATGAAATGTATTGGAATGATCTTGAAGATACGAGAGGGTTTCATTTCTTTGATACGGATACCCTAGAACATACTCCTGTTAACAATCCTTACAGGATGTTCTATACCATTTACTATAACGATCACAACTATCAAACATTTGATACTCGTGAATTGGAAAATAAAATTGTAAAGATTATTGTTCGTAAGAAGAGTAGTCCTAAAAAATTTGAAAAATTCATCGATAAGTTGTATAATAGTAATGTACATGAACTCAAGATAGTTGAGAACTTTCAACTACAAGAGAATGAAGACTTCGAAGCCTTTGAGTCAGAGGATACTCTGTCTATATTAAATAGATATGTTGAAGAGGCTGAAATCAATCTTGAGAAATCAAGAATACAGGAGACTATTCAAAATGTTTATCAAGAAGCATGTGAGATAGTTTAATGTATATTCTAACTATCAATGGTAAAGAAGATGAGGGTGCATACTCTGTTAAGAATGATGATGGAGAACATATTCTCTATCTTTTTGAACAAGAGGATGATGCTACTCGTTATGCCTTGCAGTTAGAAGACAATGATTATCCTGAAATGCATGTGATTGAAGTTGAACCTGACATGATGGTTGATGTGTGTGAAGACCATGGATTTGGTTACACAATCATTACCCCCAATGACATTGTAATACCACCAACAACAAAGAATGATTTTATTTGAAAAAGTACGTTGGAAGAATTTTCTTTCTACTGGCAACCAATATTCTGAAATTAATTTCCAATCTCATGCAACTACGTTAATAGTTGGAGATAATGGTACGGGTAAGAGTACGGTTCTCGATGCTCTTACCTTTAGTTTGTTCGGCAAACCGTTCCGTAAGATTAATAAAGGACAGTTGATAAATGCTACTAATGAAAAAGATTGTAGTGTAGAAGTAGAGTTTTCTATTGGGACAATTAGTTGGAGAGTATCAAGAGGAATAAAACCAAATACGTTTGAGATTTATAGAGATGATAAGTTATTAGATCAATCTCATAATGCTAATGATCAGCAGAAGTGGTTAGAGCAGAATGTGTTAAAGATGAACTATAAATCTTTTACACAAATCGTAGTATTGGGGTCTAGTACATTTGTTCCCTTTATGCAATTGACTGCTACAAATCGTAGAGAGGTTATTGAGGATTTACTTGATATTAAAATCTTCTCTTCTATGAATAATATTATTAGAGATAAGATTAGAGTTGAGAAGGAATGTATTAATACGTTAGATTTAAAAAAAGAATCTCTTACTGATAAGGTGGAGATGCAAGAGAAGTTTATGAGTGAGATAGAGAGTCAAGGTAAGGAAAGAATTGAAGTAAAGAGAAAGAAACAAGATGGTTTGAGTGATGAAATATGTATTCTTACAATGAAGAATGAAGGGTTGGAAGATGATGTATATGGACTTACGGAGAAGCAAAAAGAGTTAATCGGTGCAGGTGATAAGTTAGTAGAACTTAACAATTATAGAGGTAAGATATCACAAAAGGTAGCGTCTATTACTAAAGAACATAAGTTCTTCACACAAAATACAGTTTGCCCTACCTGTACACAATCTATAGATGAGAGCTTTAGAATAAATAAAATCGATGACGCTCAAACTAGAGCAACAGAGTTGCGATCTGGGTTTCAAAAACTTGAAGATGCAATTAAAACAGAACAAGAGCGAGAGCGTCATTTCACAAACCTAGCACAGGAGATTACTAAACTAACGCATGGCATTTCTAAAAACAATACCTCTGTTTCTGCTTGCCAGAGACAGGTCAGAGAACTGGAATCTGAAATTCAAACACTTACCAGTCAACTTGAAAACAGAAATACTGAGCATGACAAGTTAGAAACATTCAAGGACAATCTCCAAGAAACCTACGACGCATTGGTCAGTCGTAAGGACACAATCAAATATTACAATTTCACATACGGTCTATTGAAAGATGGAGGAGTTAAGACTAAAATCATCAAGAAGTATCTACCGTTGATAAATCAACAAGTAAACCGTTATCTACAGATGATGGACTTCTACATAAACTTTACTCTTGATGAGGAGTTTAACGAAACTATTCAATCCCCAATACATGAGGATTTCTCTTATGCATCGTTTAGTGAAGGTGAAAAACAAAGAATCGATTTAGCACTTCTCTTCACATGGAGGGAAGTGGCTAAGTTTAAGAATTCAGTTTCGACCAACTTAATGATATTGGACGAAGTGTTTGATAGTTCATTAGATGGACAAGGGACTGAAGAATTTTTAAAGATCATCCGATATGTAATTGAGGATGCTAACATCTTCGTTATATCCCATAAGACTGGGATGGAAGATAAATTTGAACACCACATTCGATTTGAAAAACTTAAAGGATTTAGCAGGATGGTATCATGATGAACAACGTTAATGTTGGAATTGTTGGTAATGGTTTTGTAGGCAATGCCGTTTACCAGAACTTAAGGGATAAAGTACCCACAAAGATTTTTGATGTGGATAAGAACCGATGTCTTAATCCACTAGAAGAAGTTATACAACAAGATTTTATTTTTGTTTGTCTTCCAACTCCTATGAGGATGGATGGAAGTTGTGACTTGTCTATTCTAGATAAGTTCTTTGAGGAGTTACCTGATAATTTAACAGGAACCTTTGTTATTAAATCTACTGTTCCTGTAGGTACAACAAAGAAGTATACTGAAAAGCATAATGTAATTCATAATCCAGAGTTTCTTACTGCAAGGAATGCTGTGGAGGATTATGGTAAGGCAGAAAGAAATGTGGTTGGTGGAAACAACGAATTATGTACAGATTTTGTATCTTTCTTTGAAGCATGTTTCCCCAAGATACCAAGTGTAATGGTTTCATCTGATGAGAGCGAAGCAATTAAATATTTCTCTAACGTATTCCTTGCATATAAGGTAGCATACTTTAATAAGATATATGATTTCTGTCAGGCAACTGGTATGGAATATGATAATGTAAGAAAGGGAGTAACTGGAGATAGTAGAATAGGTAAGTCACATACTCAAGTTCCAGGTATAGATAATGATAGGGGATTTGGTGGAACGTGTTTCCCTAAAGACCTCAATTCATTAATCACACAGTTTGAAGAACGTGGTGTTAACTCTGACATGCTGAAAGAGGTTTGGATGTATAATGAAGAAATCAGAACAGTTATTGATTGGCCAGTGACATGAAAGTATTAGTAACAGGACACCGTGGTTTTATTGGTCGGTATGTTTTTGCCGATTGGAGAGACCAACTTGGATATAAAGTTCATGGTATAGATCATCCAGATGATGTGGGTGACTTTAATATTAGTGGTAATATGAAAAAGGGTGACTATGACCTTGTAGTTCATCTTGCTGCATGGGCAGATATTCGTGAGAGTATGGAGAAACCTGCAGAGTACTATGAGAACAATGTAGTAAAGGCAAAACGATTGTTTGATTGGTGTGGAGAGACTGGTACAAGATTACTATATGCATCATCAAGTGCTGTAGATGGTAACTATTGGGAGAACCCTTATGCTATGAGTAAGTGGGTTAATGAACAGATGGCACCACCTAATTCAGTAGGAATGAGATTTACAACAGTCTATGGTCCAGAAAGTAGGGACAATATGATGTATGGTATGCTTAAGGATGGAACTGCACCTTATGTAACTAATCACAAAAGAGACTGGATTCATGTTAGAGATGTTTGTAGTGCTATTAGGTCTCTTGCTCCTAGTACTGTTTGTGGACCTGTTCCTATTGGGTATGGGGAATCAATACCTGTACGCAAATTAGCAGAAGCATTTGGTCAAGGAGATCTTCCAGTTAAGGATTATACACCAGGTGAGGTGGAAGATAATGTGGCAGATATTTCTATTATGATGAGTACTGGGTGGACACCCATGATAAATATTCTGGATACGGTGCAGAACAATGAAAGTACCTAACTGGCAACACCATAGTAAAAAGGAACCTAAACGGACCTTAAAGCCACAAGCTTTGCGTCAAGCACGGCAAAAGTTACAAAATGTTAAGATGCGTTACATGACCTCCAAGAAGCGGAGGTCTTCTAGTATTATAGGTATATACGACGGAAACACAGATGGCAGTACAGCAAGAAATCAAGTCACAACTAGCAAAACTACTTGCTACTGAAGATCTAGTAGTAGAGCACAGACAGGTCTCAACAGCACAATTTGATGTTCACAGTCGTGTCCTAACCTTACCAATGTGGGAAAAGGCAAGTGGTGTTGTATATGACATGCTTGTAGGACATGAGGTTGGTCATGCACTTTATACACCTGATGAGTGGGATTGGAGAGATAAGATCCCTCAACAGTTTATGAATGTGGTTGAGGATGTAAGAATTGAAAAATTGATGAAGCGTAAGTATCTTGGAATTGCCAAGACATTCTTTAGAGGTTATAATGAGTTGCAGGAAAAAGATTTCTTTGAGATAGCAGATGAAGATTATAATACTTTTAATCTTGCTGATAGGGTTAATCTATATTACAAGATTGGTACGTTCATTGATGTATCTTTTACAGATGCTGAAAAGGAGATTGTCGATCTGATTGGAAAGTGTGAAACCTTTGAGGATGTAAAGAAAGCAGCATTTGCTCTTTATCAATACTGTCAGAAGCAACAAGAGCAAGAAGAGAAGATTAGTTTAGAAAATCAACCAAAGAAAGGAACAGATGATGTTGAATTAAATTCAGAAGGTCAAACAGAAGATGGTAAAGAAGGAGAAGAAGAGTCTGAAATAGAATCACCACAAACTCCTCAAATGGAAGAGAGTGGAAGTGATCGTGGTGAAGTACAAGAACAACCTCAAGAACCAGAAATTAGAACTGCTGATGCTCTTGATGAAAAACTTCAATCTTTAGTGAATGATCAAGCAACAGAGAATGTATATGTTGAACTTCCAAAACTTAATCTAGATACTGTGATTGCCAAGAACTCTGAAATTCATAAGGTAATTGATGAGCACTTTATTCAGTCAGAAGTTGATCATACAGAACGTGTAAAAAGATATTCAGAATATGGTGCTGCATCTGATTTACCAAAAAGTCCTTTTGAAGAAACTGACAAGTCCTTTACCCAATTTAAAAGAGATGCTCAAAAAGAAGTCAATTATCTTGTAAAGGAATTTGAGTGTCGCAAGGCAG